AGCGCCGAAATACCCCCGAGAAGGGGTTTCAGAATTTGGAGGAAGGTCGGAACCGGAGTTTTTGCCGGTTCGGAATCGCGCGCGGTATCTGGAATCGCGCGCGGGCCGCGCGTGATCATCGTGCATATCTGCTGCGGGGCACGAAGACCGTGCAGGCGGCCGCGGGGTGCGTGCGGAAATCGAGCAGGGTGGACGCGGGAAGCGGAACGGCGGAGAGAATCGCGGGAAGGCGGGTGCGGCATGACAAGGGAACAGAAGTACACCGAGCAGCTGCGTGCCATGGGCGTGTGGCAGGACGCCTTCGCGCCGGAGATCCACACGCTGGCCATGATGGAACGGGAGTTGCAGCGCATCACGAAGGAGTGGAAGGCCGCGGGCTCGCCGGTCACGGACGAGACGGCCAACGGGACGCCGACCAGCAACAAGCTGTTCGACGCCGTGACATCCATGCGCCGGGATATCCTGGCGCACAGGGACGCGCTGGGTCTGACCCCGAAGGGACTGCACCGGCTTCGCCCGAAGGGAACGGAAGCCGGGAACGCGAAGGCCCAGATCTCCGTGCTGGATCAGATCCGGAAAAAGCGCGCCGGAGAAAATTAGTAATCGTTTGATAAGTCTATGACGGGATCGCAGGAACCGAGAATACAGGTGGAGCCGGAGCGGGCCGGAAGCGACGGGGCCGACGCCGCGGCGCTCATGGAAGCCTACGCCTACGGGCTGGATCCGTGGCAGCGAGCCGTGCTGGACTGCTGGCTCGGTACCGACGGGGACGGTTACTACACCGTCACAAGCGCCGGGTTGACACTCCCGCGGCAGAACGGGAAAAACGTCTGCCTGGAGGCGCGGGAGTTGTTCGGCATGGTGATCAGCGGCGAGCGGATCCTGCATACCGCTCACCAGGTGAGAACCTCCAAAAAGTCATTCCGGCGGCTGGAGGCCATCTTCACAGACCGGCGGCACCCGGAGATCAACGGGATCGTACGGCGGATCCGCTATACCAACGGCGAAGAGTGCATCGAGCTGGAGAACGGCGGGAGCATCGAGTTTTCTGCGCGGTCCAGACAGGCCGCCAGAGGCTTCGACGGCATCTCCCTCGTGGTTTACGACGAGGCACAGGAGCTGACGGACGACCAGGCGGAGGCTATCATGGCCACGCTGTCCGCCAGCGCCACCGGCACCAGGCAGATCATCTACACCGGGACGCCGCCGTACCCGAACTGCCCAGGCAGCGTGTTCCGCCGGCTGCGGACCGCCTGCATGACGGATCCGGGACGGCACGACGCGTGGCACGAGTGGGGCGTGGATGCCAGGAACGTGGACGAGATCAGCCTGGACGACCGGGACCTCTGGTACATGGCAAACCCCGCGCTGGGGATCCGGCTGACGGAGGAGTTCACCGCCGAGGAACGGCGGACGCTGTCGGACGACGGATTCGCCAGGGAGAGGCTGGGATGGTGGTCACCGCTGATCGCGGAGCAGGCCGACCATCCGATCACGAAGGACGTCTGGAATGCCTGCAAAAGCGAGGAGCTGAAGCCGGAGGGAAAGACCGCCTACGGCGTGAAGTTTTCGGCGGACGGCTCCGAGGTGGTGCTGTGCGGGGCGGTGTGTCCCGCGGAGGGGCAGGCGAGGATCTCCATGATCGAGCGACGGCCCACGGGGCTCGGTATCCGCTGGCTGGCGGACTGGCTCAACCAACGATATGAAAAAGCCTGCTGCGTCGTCATCGACGGGCGCAACGGCGTTGACGTGCTGGTGGACCGCATCAGCGACACATGGAAGTATAAGGGCTCGGTGATCAGGCCGTCGGCGCGGGATATGATCGCGGCGGTCTCCTGCCTGACTGCGGAGCTGAACGAGCAGTCCGTGACATGGTACGCGGAGCAGACCGCGCTGGCTGAGTCTGCGCTGTCGGCGACGAAACGACCGATCGCGGGCGGCTGGGGCTTCGGCGGGGACGACGCCGCGCCCATCGAGGCCTGTGCCCTTGCACTGTGGGGCGGCCGGAACTCGAAACGGGATCCCGGCAAGAAAATGCGCATCGGATAGGGGGAAATGAAATGCTGAATCTGGACGCCAGTCAGGTGATCGGGCTCGACCTGTCCGAGCTGAACCGCCTGCAGTGGCTGATCAATACATACAATTCGCATCTGTCGAAGAACGAGATAAAAGACCGCTACTACGACGGCAAGGTGACGCTGGCCGAGGTTAACTTGGGGCTCGCCCTGCCGGTCAATATCGCCGGGCTGGAGATCGGCTGCGCGTGGGGCACGAAATGCGTGGACGTGCTGGCCGGAAGATCGATGTTCGACGGCTTTGTCGGCATGAACGGCGAGAACGTGGACGCACTGGACCGGATCGTGGCGGGCAACCGCCTGGTGGCGGAGTACGCCAAGGCCACCAGGGACGAACTGAAGTACGGCTGTGACTTCGCAACGCTGTCGGCAGATCCGCAGATCGGCTGCCGCATCCGCTTCCACAGCCCACAGAGCGCCGCGGCGCGGTGGAGCGGGGAGCTGGGGCGGATCGACTGCGGCTTCGCTATCATCGACAACCAGCCGGACGGCGTGGACGACAAGATCTGGACGCCGAGCGTCATCAACTACTACACCGACAACGCCATCTGGGTGCTGAGACGGTATCCGGGCAGCGTGTGGCGGGCCGAGTACCAGCCGCATCGCATGGGCCGTCCGCTGATGGAGCCGATGATCTGGAACGCAACGAGCGGGAAGCCGCTGGGCCGATCCCGCATCAAGGAGCCGATCCGGCGCCTGATCCAGGGCTACGTGCGGACCATCGCAAACGCCACCATCGGCCTTGAATTTTCCACATCTCCGCAGAAGTATCTGCTGGGCATCACAGACGAGCAGTACGACGCGGTCATCAATCAAAAGTTCCGGCAGTACGTGGGCAGCATCATCGCCAGCACCACGAACCCGGAGACGGGCGAGAAGCCGACCTTCGGCCAGCTCCAGCAGGGTACGCTGTCCCCGCACGTGGAGATGATCCGGGTGCTGGCCACCCAGTTCTCCGCCGCCACGGGTCTGACCGTGACGGACACGGGAGTGGTCAACGACGCAAACCCCACGTCCTCCGACGCAATCCTCGCCCAGAGCCAGACGCTGGTCAACATGGCCGAGCAGCTCAACACCGGCAACGGCGACGCGCTGCGCACCATCGCCCACATGGCGCTGGCCGTGGCGCAGGAGACCACCATCGAGGAGCTGCCGGCGGAGCAGACCGAGATCATGGCACACTTCCGCAACCCCGCCATGCCGTCCGTATCCGTGACGGCGGACGCGGCGCTGAAGATCGCCTCCGTCCGGGCGGGATTCGCCGAGACCGACACCTTCCTTGAGATGGTCGGCTTCGACCAGGCAGACATCCGGCGGATCCGGGCGCAGGAGCAGCGGGGCCGCGGGATGAACATCCTAGACCAGCTGCTGGCGCAGACGGAGGCGTAAATGCAGGTTTCCCGGAAGATCTGGAACGAGTATATCCGGGCGCTGTCCCGCTTTGACAAACGGGCGGGCGACGCCATGCGGCGCTGGATCGAGGAGCACGGGACGGACGACCTGAAGGCCATGACGGAGTACGCATACAGGCTGGCCACCGTCTACGGCGAAGGCGCGGCCGCGCTGGCAGCCGAGATGTACGACGCGGTCGGCGCGATGGAGGGTGTGGAGCTGCCGCCCGCGGAGGTGGCGCCAACGGCGACCTACCAGGACACGGCCAACGCGATCTACGGCGTGGCCAAGGTCTCGCTCAGCGCCGGGATGTTCGCAGGGGCGGTCTCCCGGCTCGTGAAGATGGCGGGCGCGGACACGACGCTCCGCAACGCGATCCGGGACAAGGCCGAGTTCGCGTGGATCCCCAGCGGGGACACCTGTGCCTTCTGCATCGATATCGCGGCGGAGGGCTGGAAGCAGGCCACCGCCAACGCCATGCGCGGCGGACACGCGGAGCACATCCACGGGAACTGCGACTGCGAGTACGCCATCCGGCACGAGAAGAGCACCCGGTATCCAGGCTACAATCCGCAGAGGTATCAGGATATGGTGGAGGACGCGCCGCTGGACGGGGAGGCGCCCACGGCGCAGAACCGCATCAACGCCATGCGGCGGGAGTTCTACGCGGAGAACCGGGAACGCATCAACGCCCAGAAGCGGGACGCCTACGCAAAGCGGCAGGAGCTGGACGCTTCATCCGCGGAGGAAAAGGACGTATGAAGTACATCATCATGTGCGGCGGGGAGTACCGGGACTGGGAGACCCCGCGGCAGCTGCTGGAGATCCGGGGTGAGCCCATCGTCGCCCGAACCATCCGCCTTCTGCGGGAGGCAGGGATCCGGGACGTCTCCATATCAGCGACGGATCCCAGATTCGAGGCCTTCGGCGTGCCGGTGCTCCGGCACGAAAACAATATGGTCGTATCCGGCGGCCGGGTGAGCGGGTGCTGGGCAAGGGCATTCTACCCAACGTCCGAACCTGCCTGCTACCTGATGGGCGACGTGGTGTTCTCGCCGGCGGCGATCCACAAGATCTGCAGGACCGACGCGGACGGGATCCGGTTCTTCGCCTCCGTGCCGCCGTTCTCGAAGCGCTATATCAAGCGCTGGGCGGAACCCTTCGCCTTCAAGGTGGAGGACCAGCGGCGATTCCGGAAGGCGATCGAGTACGTGGAGGCCAACGTGGACACCGGGATCTTCCAAAGGGATCCTATCTCCTGGGAGCTGTGGCAGGTGATCATCAGCGGCTATGTGAACAGCATCGACTACGGAAGCATTACGCCAATCAACGACTACACATGTGACGTGGACCAGCCGGAGGACGTCGCGCGGATCGAGGAAATGCTATGCGGATCATAATCCACGCGTGCCCGAAGCGCATGTGGTTCGTGGAGAAGCTCCTGGTGCCGGAGCTGAGGGCCCAGGGCATCGCAAAGAGGGAGATCGACGTGCGCTGCGACACCGAAAGGCGCGGGAACCTGAACAGCTGCATGCGGATCTTCGCATCCTGCCGCGGCGCTGAGGGCGGCGCGTGGCACCTGCAGGACGACGTGTGGCCGTCCGCGGACTTCGGACAAAAGGTGAGGGAATACGACGAGGGCGTGGTGTGCGGCTACGTCAATGAGGAGTTCGGGCCGGACTGGCGGCTCTGGGGAGACGTGCAGCCGGCAATGAGCTGGAACAGCTTCCCGTGCATCAGGCTGCCCAACGAGCTGGCGGCGGACTGCGCCGACTGGTTCTACGGCGACGCCAGGCACAGGCCGGAGCTTCAGACCTGGGTGCAGACCGGGAAGCGGGACGACTCGTTCTTTCACCTTTTTTTCGAGGAGCAGAAAAAAGTCAAAAACGCCTACAATCTCCGGCCCAACATCGTGGAGCACGTGGACTGGCTGGTGGGCGGCAGCGTAGTGAACCGCTGGCGCGGACACGAAAGCCGGGCGGCCTACTGGCCGGACGACGCCAGGATCGAGGCGCTGGAGAAGAAGATCAAGGAAGTGCGAAACGCCCTTCGGGGCTGAGCTGAATACAGGGCGCCGCCCGTAAAAACGTGCAGGGCATGCGGATGCGACCCGCGTCAACAAAGCGTAGCCGGAAAGGACATGACATGAAGCGGAGCGACATCACCGAACTGTTCCCGGACGCGCCGAAGGAGGCCGTCGACAAACTCATGGGCATCAACGGCGCCGACGTGAACGCCGCGAAGGCCGAGGCGGACGGTCTGCGGACGCAGCTGGCGGAGATCCAGGCGAAGCTGGACAAGGCGCCAAGCGCGGACACCGTGAAGCAGCTGCAGGAGGCACTGGACAAGGCCGGAGCTCTGGAGACGGAGCTGAACGGGCTGAAGATGGCCAACCAGGTGCGGGACATCCGGGAGGCCGTATCGCGTGACCTGGGCGTGCCGGCGGATCTGCTGACCGGCGGCACCGACGAAGAGTGCCGCGCACAGGCGAAGGCCATTATCGCGTTCGCAAAGCCCACGGCGTATCCAAACGTCCGGGACGGCGGCTCGAATCCTCCGCCGAACAAACCCACGACCGCTCAGCAGTTCGCCGAGTGGTTCAACAACCAGACCTGATTTTGAGGAGGTAAAAACATGAGCGGAGTTCCTACCAACAGAACGAACATCTCCCTTCCCGCCGAAGTTTCCCGCGAGATCATCCAGAAGACCCAGGAGTCTTCCACTGTGATGCGTCTTGCCCGCCAGATCGCCCTGCCGGGCCGCGGCCTGACCATCCCGGTCATCACCGGCGATCCCGTGGCGAACTGGGTCACCGAGACCGGCACGAAGCCCGTCTCCAACCCGAACCTGAGCCAGAAGGTCATGCAGGCCCACAAGCTGGCCGTCATCGTCCCGTTCTCCAACGAGTTCCGGCGTGACGCCGCCGCGCTGTACGACGCGCTGATCGCCCGTCTGCCCGGCGTGCTGGCCCGCAAGTTTGACAACACCGTCTTCTTCGGCCCCACCGGCGGCAGCCTGGCCAATTTCGACGATTTCTCCAACGTCGACGCGGCCAGCCTGCAGTCCAGCGTTTACGGCGGCCTGGTTACCGCCGACGGCCTGATCGCTGAAGAGGGCGGCATCATGAACGGCGTGGTCCTGGCTCCTCAGGGCAAGAGCGTCCTGCTTGGCGCGTTGGATACCACCAACCGTCCCATCTTCATCGACAGTGTTGCGCAGGGCGGCGTTCCCACCGTGCTGGGCGCCAGCACCTACGTTACCGGTGCTGCCTACAAGGCCGGATCCTCCGCGGTCGGCTCTACCGCCGCCGTGCCGGATATCATCGGCTTCGCGGGCGACTGGACCAAGGCCATGTGGGGCACCGTCGAGGGCGTGGTCATCGACTACTCCAGCGACGCCACCCTGACCTACAGCTCCGGCAGCGACACCGAGACCATCAACCTGTTCCAGCAGAATATGTTCGCGGTCCGCGCCGAGATCGAGGTCGGCTTCGTCGCCCAGGACGACTACTTCGTCGCCCTGACCCGTACCCACAGCGCATGATCAGGATGATCCATGCCGCCACCGGCGTGGAGATCTGGGTTTCCGAGAACCGTCTGCCTGTGGCCCTTGCACGGGGCCACAGGCTGGCGGATGAACCGGAGCCGGTAAAGCCGGAGCCGGAGAAGAAGCCCGCGTCGCGGCCGGCGGCGAAGAAAACCGCAAAGAAATGAGGTGATCCCGATGGCATACGCGGCCATGACGGACGTGGCGGCCAGGACCGGAATCACATATACGACGGCGGAGATCAACCGCGGCACAATCCTTCTGGAGGACGCGGCGGTGATGATCGACGAGATCGCGCCGTACGCGGGTGCGGACGCGAAGCGCGTCGTCAGCTGCCGGATGGTAATCCGGGCCATGGAGGACCCGTCGGAGGGCGTAAGCCTGCCGACCGGCGCGAACCAGGGCTCCATGGCGGCCGGCGGCTACAGCCAGAGCTGGACGATCACCGGCGGCGGCACAGGGGAGCTGTACATCGGCAAGACCGAGCGGCAGATTCTCGGCTGCGGGCGGCTGATCGGGTCGTACTCGCCGACGGAGGGGCTGGTGGTGTCCTGTGATTAAGGGGATCACCGTCACGCTCTACGAGCGGACCGCCAACGGGAAGGACGCCTTCAACGCCCCGGTGTATACCGAGACGCCGACGACCGTTTCCAACGTGCTGGTCACTCCGGCGTCCATGGAGGACGTGATTTCCTCCCTCCAGCTCTACGGGAAGCGCATGGCCTACGAGCTGTGCATCCCAAAGGGCGACACCCACGCGTGGGAGGACTGCCGGGTGGATTTCTTCGGCCAGAGCTTCCACGCGTACACGCCGGTGGAGGAGTACATCGAGGCCAACGTGCCGCTGAAGTGGAACAGGAAAGTGCGGGTGGAACGGATTGAGTAAGGTTACGTTCAAGCTCAACCGCGCAGGGGTCCGCGAGATCCTGCAGTCCGCAGGCGTACAGGACATGCTGAGGGCCGAGGCCGTCGGAAGGGCGCCGGAGGGCTGCGTCGTGGACGTGTTCGTCGGCGAGAACCGGGCGAACGCCCGGATCACCGCGGAGACCGAACAGGCCGTCCGCGACAATTATCGAGAAAACACACTGCTGAAGGCACTGGGAGGTGGCGGCTGATGATCGAGAAAACCGTACTTGATTATCTCTCCGCCGCCTTCGCCGCATCCGGGTCGGATCCCGGCGTGCCTGTCGGCATGGAGAAACCGTCTCCGCTGGCGCCGGCCTACATCGTGATCGAGAAGACCGGCTCCGGCAGGAAGAACCGGCTCAGGAGCGCGACGCTGGCGATCCAGTCCGTGGCTCCGACACTGTATGAGGCGGCCGTGCTGTCGGACGGCGTGATCGCGCTGATGGACGCGCTGCCGGGCGCCTCCGCCAACGTGTTCCGGGTGGACTGTGATTCCGATTACAACTTCACGGACACGGAGACGAAGGAGCCGCGGTATCAGGCCGTCTTCAACATCTACTACATCTGAGGAGTGAGAGTATGGCTAATAAAGCTACTGCCGCGAAGCCCGCGGCTGAATCGATCGGCGGCGGCATCGCGTTCGCACCCATCGGCACTACGCTGCCCACTGCGGCAAACACCCAGCTGGCGGCTGGGTTCAAGAACGCCGGCTACATCTCCAACGCGGGCGTGACCCGCGCCATCGGCATCGGCAGCACCACGATCAACGCGTGGGGCGGCGCCGTGGCCGCGGTCCTGTCCGGCTCGAAGACCGAGACGTTCAAGTTCCGGGTGATCAACGCCTACGAGGCTGACTTCCTGAAAATGGTCTTCGGCGACGCTGCCGGATCGCTGGACACCGGGCTCACCGTCACCAGCAACAGCGCCCAGCAGGAGGCCCATGCGTGGGTCATCACCATGCTGGAGGTGGAAGGCAACGGCCACCGCATCGTGGTGCCCAACGGCATCATCACCGAGATCGGCGAAATCGTCTATGTGGACAACGACGTGGTCGGCTACGAGATCACCATCACCGCCATCGGCAACGATAACGGCGATACCGCGTACGACTACTACGCCAAGGCCGCGTCCGGCTCCGGCAGCAACTGAGGAGGATGCGGATGAAACACCTGGTGCTGAAATGCGGTTTTGAGATCGACGTGGACGAGGCCATGTTCGAGGACATGGAACTGCTCGACGCCGTGGCCGAAATGGAGAAGGGGCGTGTGCTGGCGCTCTCCGTGGTGGCCGGGAAGATCCTGGGAGACCGGAAGGCCGAGCTGTACGAGTTTCTGCGCGACGAGAGCGGGCGCGTACCGATTCCGGCGGTGTCCGAGGCGGTCGTGGAGATCTTCCAGAGGGGCGCCTCAAAAAACTCCTGACCCTCGCCGGGATCCTCTCGGCGGGGGAGGACGATCTGATCTGCGACTTCGCCCAGGTATACCACGTTTACGACTGGAGGGAGCTGCCGCTGAAGACGGCGGCGGCTCTCGCCTCCGGGCTTCCGGACGATTCACGGGTCAGGCGCCGTATGTACGGCGTGCGGGAGTATCCAACGATCCTGATGCTGGCGGAGATCATCGACATCCTGCGCTGGCTCCAGTGGTCGAACACAAAGGACGGCATGAACAACAGGAACCATCCAAAGAGCATGCGCGAGTTCTTGCTGACGCCGGAAGAACCAACATCGGAAATACGGGGCTTCGACTCCATCGAGGCCTTTGAAGAGGCATATAAGCATTTTATCGTGGAATGAGGTGACGACATGGCGACAACGATCGGAACGGCGTACGTACAGATCCTTCCGTCTACGGAGGGGATCAGTTCGGCGCTGTCCGAGGCCATGAACGGTCCGGCGGAATCGGCGGGCGCCGCAGCCGGACAGAAAGCCGGTTCCGGGTTCGGGTCGAAACTCGCCAGCGCCGCAAAGGTCGGCGCGGCCGCGGTCGCGGCGGTGGCTGCGGCGGCGACCGCGGCGGTGGGCGCTGCCGTCAAGGGCGTCGCGGATCTGACGAAAGCCGCCGTAAACGGATACGCAGATTATGAGCAGCTGGTCGGCGGCGTAGAGACGCTGTTCGGCACCGGCGGCATGGGCCTGCAGGAGTACGCCGACTCCGTGGGCAAGACGGTGACGGCTGCCAAGGGCGAATACGAGCGGATGCAGGCCGCGCAGGAGACGGTCCTCGCCAACGCGGACATGGCATGGCAGACCGCCGGCATGTCGGCGAACGAGTACATGGAGACGGTCACGGGCATGTCCGCGTCGCTGATCCAGTCCCTCGGCGGCGACACCGTAAAGGCCGCGGATTACGCCGACATGGCGATCATCGATATGTCGGACAACGCCAACAAGATGGGCTCCAGCATGGAGTCCATACAGAACGCGTATTCCGGATTTGCCAAGGGCAACTACACCATGCTGGACAATCTGAAGCTGGGATACGGCGGCACGGCTTCGGAAATGCAGCGGCTGATCGAGGACGCGGAAAAGCTGGACGATTCGTTCAAGGCGGCGAGGGACGAGAACGGCGATCTTGCCATGTCATACGCCGACGTGGTGGACGCGATTCACATCGTGCAGACCAATATGGGCATCACGGGCACCACGGCGAAAGAGGCGTCCAGGACCATCTCCGGCTCCATCGGCGCGATGCAGTCCGCATGGCAGAACCTGATCACCGGGCTCGGCAAGGAGGACGCCGACCTGGGCGGGCTGATAGACAACGTGATCTCCGCGGCGGAGACCGTGCTGGACAACATCCTCCCGGTCGTCGACCGGGTGCTGGTGAGCATCGGGGACGCCTTGCAGAAGGTCATCCCGATCGTCACAGCAAAGCTGCCGGAGATCCTCAATAAGATCATCCCGGTCATTCTGGACAACCTACCGATCATCCTGGATGGGATATTGCAGCTGACGGAGGCCATCATGCAGCAGCTGCCGACCCTGATACGCGTTCTGGTCCCCGCGATCGTCCAGCTGACGGTCCAGGTTGTCACACTGTTGATCCAGTATCTTCCTGAGATTCTGCAAGCACTGTGGGACGCTATTGTCACGGTTCTGGATTCCTTTGGCATTATTGACTGGGCCGAGGGCGTATGGGAAGGCATCAAGGAGGTCTTCGCCGCGGTCGGCCAGTGGTTCAGCGATATCTTCACCGCCGCGTGGGAGGGGATCCAGTCGGCGTGGGCCGCCGTCGTCAGTTTCTTCCAGGGCATCTGGGACGGCATCGTGGCCGTGTTCCAGGCCGTTGCGGAGTGGTTCTCGAATCTGTTCAAATCGGCGTCCGACGGAGTGCAGAGCGCGTGGGACAGCGTGGTATCGTTCTTCACCGGGATCTGGGACGGCATCGTCGGCGTGTTCGAGGCGGTCGGCACGTGGTTCAGCGACAAGTTCAATGCGGCGGTGGACGGCGTCAAGGGCGCATGGGACGGAATCAAGGAGTTCTTTTCCGGCATCTGGGAAAAGATCAAGAGCGCATTCGACTTTTCCGACGCACTGAACTGGGGCCGAGATCTGATCCAGAATTTCATGAACGGCATCAAGGAAAAGTGGAACAATCTCAAAAGTGCCGTCTCGAATGTTGCGTCCGGCATTGCGGGTTTCCTGCATTTCTCCGAGCCGGATGAGGGGCCGCTGTCCAACTTCCATACTTATGCGCCGGACATGATGAAGCTGTTCGCAAAGGGCGTCACGGACAACCAGGACCTGGTGACCGGAGCCGTCGAGCGGGCGTTCAACTTCTCCGACGTGCTCGCGTCGCCGCGGCTGGCACCGCAGCTCTCCATGGCCGGAGGCCCGGCGGCTTCCGAGGGGTCCGTGGCGGAGCTCCGGGCACTGCGCGACGACCTGCGCGGCATGCTGGACGCCATGCGCGGGCTGCGCGTGGTGCTGGATACCGGCGAAACGGTCGGGGCACTTTCCGGGCCGCTGAATGGCAACCTTGGCCAGCAGTATAAGTACGACAGGAGGGGGATCTGATGCACGACGTGAAGATCGACGGGATCAGCGTCCGCGACGACTGGGGCCTTATACTGACGTCGGCGCCGGAGATCACCCCGCCGGAGGCAAAGACGAACATATTGAACATACCTGGCGCGGACGGCGCCATCGACCTGACCTCGTCGGTCCGCGGCTATCCGGTCTTCCAGGAGAGGACCGGGTCGCTGACCTTCGTCTCGCGGGACCGGTTCTCGCTGTGGAACAGGAACCGGAGCCGGATTATGGAGAAGCTGCAGGGCCTGCAGGTCACGCTGCGCTTCGACGACGACCCAGGTTGGTACTGGTCTGGCGCGCTGAACGTGCGGGAGGGCGACACGCGGGAGAAGGGCGCCACCGTGACCATCGACTACCGCCTGTTCCCTTACAAGCACGTGGATACCCTTACAACGGAGCCGTGGCTGTGGGATCCATTTTCATTGGTGGACGGCGTGATTTACAACGGCATTTATACGGATACCAGCGTTGACCCGCCGATCACCTATCAGGGCGCGGGGCTGTTCTCTGGATTGGAGATCGGCACAACACCGGTCGAACTGGCGTTCACGGCGCAGGCGACGGAAGCCGAGCCGCAGTCGGTGAAATTCGCGGCAAGCGGCGGGGCTGTATCCATCATCGTGATGAACGGCGCGACTGCGCTGAAGAGCGTCAGCGTGGCAAGCGGCGGTGAGGCGGTCGTTCCGGGGCTGGTGCTGTACAGAGGCAAATGGCTGTATCTGGGCGTGGAGAGAACCGTTTACGCGCTGACGGCGAGCGGGACGGCGGCACTGAGCCTGTCGTTTAGACCGGGGAGGTTGTAAATGTATCAGATATATGCGGACGATACGCTGATCTATGACAACTCTGTCCCGGCGATATTCAGCGCGGAAAACGTAGCGTGGACGAAGAGTGTGGATCTGGATGACCTGACGCGGGAGAGCGTTTATATCACTTCCGGCGGTGTTTGGGATGTACCGGATAATCCGGCTACCAGCCCGATCAAGTCCGTGTTTGTGCAGATTCCAGATAATGCCAAAAAATTGACGATGCGAAAAACAGGGTCAGGTAACGGGTATTACGCTTTCCTGACCGCAAGCTCGTATTCTGACGGAGCAACGCCCAGCTATGCCACGGGGCAGAGCGGCAGGACGGCTTACACCGGACTTATAACGGTGCAGATCCCGGCCGACGCGCACTATGTTTGGATATATACACACACCAACGCCGCCGACAATGCGCCGGAGAGCATGGCTATTTACGGTATCAATGCCGGGGAGCTTGTCCAAAAACAGGGCGCGGTCAATCCACGACTGAATCTCACTGCCGGAGCCGCCGGATCGCTGGAGATGACGCTTACTCCTGTATCGGCTGGATACAACACGGTTAAGCGGCTTACCTCGACGATTCGCGTCCTGCGGGATGGTACAGAAATCTGGCGCGGACGGGTGCTAAGCGAATCGTCTGATCTGTGGAAAGACAGGGTACTGACTTGCGAAGGCGCGATGGCGTATCTCAACGATACGGTCTACATGGGCGGCGAACAGTCCGGCACAGGGGCTTATCTTCTTGCGCTTTTGCTTGGGAGCCACAACACGGCGGCTGTTACAAGGCAGATTCAGGTTGGTGTTTGTACCGTTTCCGGGACGCTGAATCTTTCCGGGGATATACGATCCACTTATGAGGCGGTCAACAGTCTGGTATCCGACTACGGAGGCATTCTGCGGACAAGGATCAGCGGCGGTGTGGTGTACCTCGATTGGCTGGCAGACTACCCGGCGACGGCATCTCCGCAGACCATCCGGTTTGGCGAAAATATGTTGGACTATGCGCCAACGCAGGACTGCACCGATTTCGCTACGGCGGTATATGTTCGCGGCGCGGAGATACAGGACAGCGAAGGTCAGGGCACTGGTACGTTTTACAATTCCGGCTGGGTCTACAACACTGCGACGATCACGGCTTACGGCTGGGTCGCTCGGTATCTGGATATGTCAGACCTTACATCAGACCTCGAATGCTACAACGAGGCGGCGCGTTGGCTGAACCAAAAGCAGTATGACGAGCTGACGCTATCCATCTCCGCGTTGGATCTGCACGTACTCAACCCGAATGTCCAGCCGTTCAATCTGCTGGAAAAGGTTCACGTTTCGTCGGTCTATCACGGGATGGAAAAGGACTTCGCCGTCATTGGTCTTAGTATCAACCTTGATGATCCCGGAAAGACCGGGTTCACGCTCGGTGATCCTGTGGTTGCTTATAAACGCCGGGTCAAGACGCTGACGGAGCAGACGGTGCAAGCCGTGGAGGACGCGCATCAGGAAGTGGAGGCGGCAAACGCCTACACGGAGCAGAAAGCCGAGGAAGCCGCCAGCGCACTGAGCGAAGCCGTGGACGAGATCAACGACACGATGAACAGCCTGTCACAGGGCTATATATTCATCGATACGGACGGCACGGACACACAGGGCATCTACATCGTCGAGCATCCTATCCACGATTTGAGCGAGATCCAGAGCGGGTGGGATGTGTGGAAATGGTCGGCTGACGGGTTTGGACATACGGATGCTTGGGCTGGAGATCAGACCGTCTGGAACGTAGCGATCACGCATGACGGAAAGATCAACGCTGATAGAATCCTTACGGGACTGCTCATGGCGCAGTACATCAAGCTGTATGGCAACATGAAGATCTACGCCAGTGCTTCTTCGCCGGATAACCAGCCGAGCGGGTTTATCGGTTACGGTACGGGCGAGACAGGCGACCGAACCACTGGCGGCGTACACATGTACCGTGGCTCCAACCAGAACGGCTGGAACGAGATCATTGTCACGAACACAGGCGTGCGCATGACCTACGGACGAACGGATGCGGCTTATGAAATGAGTATCTATGTAAGCGCGAACGGCGTACACATTACCGGGCCGAATGGCGCGGCGTGCAATCTGGAAGTGACCGGGGACATCTATTACGGCGGTAGCCTTATCAATGGGCCGATGCCATAAGGAGGGTGAATAATGGCTGATATTTCAACAGAACTTCAGGCAATCCAAGAGGCCGTATACGGCGAGGAAGTCCGTTCGGCAATCGTGGACGCGCTGGAGGCCATGAACGAGATCGACGAGGATGCGGAAGCCTATGCCGTTGGAACCAGAGGCGGTACGGCTGTGCCGAGTACCGATCCAGCTTATCAGAACAACGCTAAGTATTGGGCTGAACAGGCGGCTGATTCTGCGGCCACATTGGTGACGGATACGACACTGTCACACAGCGGCGAAGCGGCAGATTCGGCGACAGTTGGCGGTCGTTTCGCGCTTATCACTGAAGAAACCTCAAACCTGTGGCGCGATGGTGATGTTGATATAACATCGTCAGGAGGTTTTAAGCAGTTCGCGCTGTCGAATCCGCTGCCAGCCGGAACATATACTTTTACGATGAGTTGCAAAACTCAGTATACAGGTACTCCGGCGGTTGTGCTTTACTCGTCTGGAACCTCGTTTTCGAATGATAACCGGATCACCACAATCTACATGAAACGGAACGGAAGAGCCAGCCGGGTCGTGACTTCATCGGTTGATATAAAGGGAATTCGGTTCTACTCCGGAAACGACGCAAGCTCATCGTCTGGTAAAACCGCAACGTATAGCTTTATTCAGGTTGATGAGGGACAGACAGCAACGCCGTATGTTTCGGGGTTTTCCGCTGTCGATTCGACTGCAAGAGCTGGAGATCTTTATGCAACGGGTGATACGACAAACCGTGCCGAAGAAATAAAAACGCGCCTTGAAGTTTACGGCTTCTGTCATTTGACGGCTGGAGATTACTACGTTACAGAAATTGCCATGCCCGACAACACTAAACTCTACGGCGATGGACGCAGCACTCGAATAATCTTACTGGGTGACAGCACAACCGAAGGACACACTATCCGTCTCGGAGATCGCTGTACGGTTGAAAGCCTGACCATTGCTGGGTCGGTTGAAAACATCGAATTGCCGGAACCGGGAGAAGAAGTCTCCAGAAACGGCATACTTTTTAACGGCAAAGGGCGTCTTGGCAGTGTGATAACGGGGTGCTGGATTTACGGATTCAGCGGTGGCGGTATACGCATGGCGGCAACTGGTTATGGAACAAACGGTTGCCGTATTACCAACTGTCAGATTACGAATTGCTTTACCGGAATCTGGATTCCCCGTTTTTCGGAGTACAATAAAATATCAAACTGCATCATCAATCTGTGCTATTACGGTTTTATCGACAACGGCGGAAACAATGTCATATCCAACTGCGGCTTTGACTCAAACAATGTCGGGATTTACATCTTTGACACGGGGTCGAGTACCAATAACACTCATGGCAGTTTTTCAAACTGTACCATAAACCACAGCTACAGTGCGGACGCAAGGCCAAACGGTGTTGCTATTCGTATGGCTGGCAGTTCCGGTAACGAGCTGCAAGGCGGCATGGTGTTTAATGGCTGTCAAATCTGGTATGGCGGGGTGGAGCTGACAACAAGCTTTGGCGTAGCGTTTATCGGATGTAACTTTGGCACTACCACGCCTATTACCATTACTGGCGGCAATGCTCTACTCTTTAGCAGTTGCCTATTCAGGAGTGCTTCGGATTCTCCAATCACTGTTACCGGAAGCAGTGAAAGAACCATCAAGTTCATACATTGCTATGCAAGGTCGAGTGGCAGTCAGATAGGCGGCGACTACGCCGAGCCGTAAGGAGGCTGTATCATGAGCCGGGATATAACTTTGTTGCATCCCAAACTCCGGCGCCTGATCCCGGAGATCATCGGTCAGTGTGCGGCGGTGGGTCTGCCCGTATTGGTGACGGACGGCTACCGGACAAAAGCGGAGCAGGACGCGCTGTACGCGAAAGGCCGCACTGCACCGGGTGGGATTGTGACGCAGGTGCGCTGGCCGAACAGCGCCCACTGCTGGGGCGTGGCATTCGACTTCTGCCGGAATGTAAAAGGCCGGGCGTACGACAATAGCGACCGTTTTTTCAACCGTGTAGCCGAGATTGCAAAACAGCACGGCCTGGAGTGGGGCGGGGATTGGCGCAGTTTTGTTGATATGCCGCACTTACAGCTCGCTGAGTTCATGCCGAACAACTCGACGAGCTGGCTGAAGGCCCAGTACGGTACGCCCGAGAGGTTCAGGGAGACTTGGCGGGAAGATCCGCCTATAACAGGGGGTGAGAATGTGGCACACAGGATTGATACGGTAGTTGATGCGCCGGAATATGCTCAGCCAACGATATATAAGCTGATGGGCCTTGGCATTATTCTGGGGGACGGCAATCCTATCCTGGACGAGCGGGTGATCGATATAACCGACGATATGGCGCGGATGCTGGTATGGCTCGACCGCGCCGGGGTTTTTGACAGATAAGGGGGCGAGAGTGTGATTCGGGGTACTACGCCGGATATAAGGATTACGATTAAAAATCCCGGAGACCTTGACCTAACCACCGCATTGTCTGTATACGTTACTATCTGGCAAAACGGGCGATCTGTCACAAAGACCGGAGACCAGGTCGTTGTAAATGCTGCGTCGGTAGAGTTCGATCTGACGCAGCAGGAATCTCTTGGATTCTGCGAGGGTGCGGCTGAAGCTCAAATCAACTGGACGTATCAGGGATCAGATCGCGTCAAACGGGGCGCGACAAAGTGGACGGAGATCACGATAGGTCGCCAGCTACTGGAGAAGGTGGTGTGATGGCTTGCTATGTAACTGAGTATTTTGCCGAGATTGAAGAAACACAGTACACCGCCGAGATCGAATCAGACGAGTATGCTGCTGATATTACTGAAGCAGTGCAAATCATTGACGGGCGATATCAGGATATTGAGGTCACGGCAACGCAGGAGGTCCAGCAAATCGAACCAGACGCTGGGTATACGGGATTTTCTCGAGTTGTCGTAAATCCAATACCGCAGAACTACGGATTAATAACGTGGAATGGCGCGGTACTGACTGTATCATAAGGAGGATTTTATGGCTCAAAACGTAATTATCAACGGCGCAACTTATCCGAATGTACCGGAGGTTGACATCCCGCAGGCTGGCGGCGGCACGGCAAGGTTCGTTGACACGAGCGATGCTAATGCCGTGTCTGGGGATCTGCTTGCACCTAAGACCATGTATGTTGGCGGCAACAAGGTTACTGGTGGAATACCGACAAAGGCGGCAGCTACCTACACGCCGACGGGCGCAGATCAGACGATTGCCGCTCAGCAGTACCTTGGCGGAGCGCAGACTATCGAGGCTGTTGTTGTTACCGGCTTGTCACCGGCTGTGCTGGCGAGCGGGGTCACTGTAAAGGTCGGTACCGCAACCGATGACGACAGCGTCACCAGCGTGGTCGGCGCGTTGTCTGCGGCGGTGATCTCGCAGGACAGCACCACAAAGGTTCTGAGTATCAGTTAGGAGGGGACAACATGGCACAGAACGTGCGTATCGCCGGAGCGACCTATCCGTCTGTGCCGACGATTGTCGTGCCGTTGGCAGGCGGCGGGGATGCGGCGTTTATAGACCCGTCGCCCACGACGGCAACTCCGGCAATGGTAGATTCGGGTGCGGCGTTTTTTGACGCTCAGGGGCAGCTGCAGCAAGGCACGGGGCGGGTAAACCTCTGGGAAAACGGCGATGTTGAGATTACGGGGTCGAGCGGTGTTCGCTCTGTGGCTTTGTCGCAGGAGCTTCCAGCCGGGAGATATACCATGATCGCCACGACGGAAACAACGTGGACTGGCGACGCAAGAATTACTTGTTCGCTACACACCGTTTCAAGCGGAATGAGCCAGAACAACCGTCTGTGTTTTGTTGTGTTTGAGAAAAACACCACAAGCAGCTTTACGTTCGTTATAACGGATACGGCAAAAGGAATGATGCTGGAAGCCGCTGACAACTCCTCCCATTCTGCTGGACAAACAGCCACGTATTCCAACATCTTTTTGATCCGTGAGCCGTTGATTGACATGGAGGCTGTGACTGGTGTTGTGCCGACAGAGGCAAGCCAGACTATCCAGCCATCTCCCGGGAATGCGGGTCTATCCTCTGTCCAGATCGACGGCATACCGTCAACATATATCGGCTCCGGGGTAAAAAGGGTACAAACGCATATCGGAACAGGCTCTGCACATTCGACGGCTTACACGGCGACTGCGGTAACACTGACTGTGGCAAAAACCGGAACGTATAACGTATCGTGGGATGCATGGCGTACTACGACAAGTGGGACATCAGGGTCAAAACTGTACATCAACGGAACCGGATACGGCGATGCCGTTACCACGTGGGACATTGGATCTTATGGTCACCATGTAGAACTTTCCGGCCTGTCGCTGACCGCCGGGGATGTTCTGGTTGTCAGGGTCAGAGCAAACAATACATCAAACTACGTATACTGCGGCAATCTCATCATACAAGAGGTATAGGCTATGAAAATTGATTGGAAACGCAAATTAACGAGCCGGAAGCTGTGGATCGCTGTCGCCGGATTTGTGAGCGGGCTGATCCTCGCCTTCGGCGGGAGCGAAGGGACGGCGGCTACGGTTTCCGGCGTAATCCTTCAAGGCGCGGCAGTCATAGGCTATCTCCTCGCGGAGGGGCTGGCTGACGCGGCGCACTCCGGGGACGGAGGCGAGGAGCAGTGACGATCACGCTGACATGGCAGACGGTGGTCACCGCGGCGGCGGTCCTGGCGGCAGCCGCTGCCATCGGCACCTACGTGGCAAAGGTGGTCCGGTGGATCGACCATCAGAAAGAGCAGGACAAGTCACTGGAAGAACTGCGCACCAGGGAGGCCGAAGACCGGAAGGAGACCGAGGACGAGCTGTGCCTGATCACCTACGGGCTTCTGGCCTGCCTCAAGGGCCTGCAGGAGCAGGGATGCAACGGACCGGTCACTGAGGCCGTGGACAAGCTGGAAAAGCACATCAACCAGAAGGCGCATCACCAGTGACGAATGGAGAAGGCCCAGGAGTGATCCGGGGCCTTCTCCAATTTGCAAACGAGTTTTAGTTTGCATTTTAGTTTGCATTTTGATTTGCAAACATGGGTTTTCTGTGTCGTTTTTGAAATACCTGTTTCAGAAGTGAAAAATAAAAAACCCAGATATCAAGCCGTTTTTTTGGTTTTTGGCTTGGCATCTGGATTTTTCTTTTGGCGGAGAAGGAGGGAATCGAACCATACTTCATTCAGCCTTGCAGGCCAACTATTTCGTCTGGTTTGCGATTTAGTTTACGTTTTTCGATTTCTGAGTAGTATTTCTGCATCTCGTTTACGCTGTTTTCAAGGTCAACATCGGCGATGTGCCGGTAGATTTTCCGGATCGTCGTTTCGTCCTTCCAGCCGCCGATCTGCATGGCGATGTGCTCCGGCATGCCGAGGTGGTATGCCAGGGACGCGAAGCTGTGCCGCAGACCGTGGATCCCGATCTTTGGCAAACCGTTTGCGTCGCAGATCCGGTTGATCGCCCGGAACAGCCAGGATTCCGTATACGCCACCACCATCTCACCGTCGTGCGGTTTTGCCTCCAGTGCTGCCACCAGCTGGGGCATGATCGGCACGGTGCGGATGCTGGTGGCGTTTTTTGCTGTTTCCTTCCGGACGAAGCGGTTGAACTCGTCCGGGACTGTGGATCCGCGGACATGGACGCAGGCATGCTTCGTGTCCACGTCCTGCCAGCGCAGGCCGAGGATCTCCGAGCAGCGGAGAGAGCACAGGCCCAGCAGGGCGGGGATCTCCACCGTGGTTCCGCGGACTGCATCGACGAATACATCGATCTGATCCGGCATCAGGAACGGACGTTCCCGACGAACCAGCTGCGGCAGCCGCACCTGGTACTTTGTGCCGGTTCCATCCTCCACCGCCTTCTGTATCAGCGCCCATGCATTGCGGAGCGTCTTCTGCCCGCAGAGCGCAGATTCCTCATTGACCGCACGCTGTACCATCTCCATCGTTAAATCGCGTACAGGACGATTCTGGAGCGCCGTGAAGCGGTTCCGCTGAATGATCCGGTATCCGCGGATCGTGGACGGAGACAGGACGCGGCTGCGCGCGTCGATGTACGTCTCCACCAGTTCGCCGACGGTCCGGGTGTCCTCCTGTTCCGGTTCCTGTTTCTTCCGTTTCCCGTTCAGGTACTCCGCCTTGGCCAGCTCCGCCGAGTGGATGCACGCCCGCTCCGTGTACTCCGTGATGCTGATCCCCTCTCCGCCAAGGCGCATGTAGATGTAGTATTTGCCGTTGCTCAGGCGACGCGGTACTGGTACTTTCATGGAATCACCTACAGTTTGATGACTATCACCAGATAGATCAGCCAGCCGAGACCGATCAGACCGTACCGGAGCCATGGCTGCAGCTGCCGCTTTTTCAGCAGGATTATTGTGAGCGGTACCGGAAACATAAAGATCCAGCCAAGCACCCACAGCCAGGTTTTTCTGCCGCGGTTGGAGCGGGTAACCGTCTTCGATGCGGAATGATAACTCCGGGTTAAGCTGGGACTGTCTGTGTTTTCGTCATTTAGCCTGATGTCGATGAAATACGGCAGGCTGCCCATGGAGACCTGCCCGTACCCGATGTCTTTATACTGTCCGCCTGAAAGCTTCGCCGTGACGTGCTGATTCAAGAGTATCTCGTTCCGGTTATCACGGGCGATGTCGGCGGGGACATGGCCAACCTTGATGCCGGAAATATAGACCGCAATGGCGTTTTTGTCGTACTCGTTGTCAGGCTCCGGGACCAGCTGGGCAGGAACTTCCTGAAAGTAGTGTTCATAGATCCGGCGGCCGTCCGGGTACCGGTGCAGCAGTTCTGCATCGGAGACCTGCCATACGTGGGAGACTGGACTGATGTTCGACACAACAGCCTCCAGAGCAGGACCATAGTATTTTGTTCCGACGACATTGAAATGATCAATCATGTTTCTCTCCTCTCTTTCTCGATAATCAATCGTGTTTTACGGCGCTGGTGAAGGCAACGGCCAGGCCGAGGACCTCCACTTCTTCCAGATCCGTACCTTCGTAGACCAGATCCGCGTAGATCGGATTGCAGGCCCGGAGAACTACACGATCCGGATGACGATATACCTTCTTCAACGTTGCCTCTTCGCCGATCCGGACCGCCGCGATCTGACCGTTTTCCACCTGAGGCTGACGGCGGATGAAGACCAGGTCGCCGTCCAGAATACGGGCATCTCTCATGCTGTCGCCCTTGCATCGAAGGCAGAAGTCTGCCCGGACAGCGTCCGGAACGAACGCCGTCTCTTCCGCATTCTCCACCGCCAGGATCGGCTGACCACAGGCAATGTCTCCCACAATCGGAACTTCACGCATAGATGGAATAGGAAGAATGTTGGAAAGATTTGCACTGGATCCGGTGTCGGATCTGCCGAGCAGGTAGTCCATGTCCACGTTGAAATAATCGGCAATGGTCTCCAAAGTTTCAAAGCCAGGCTCCCGTTCGCCGCGCTCGTACATATTGATACTGCTCTTGCTCAGTCCGCGTGAATAGGAATCTATCAGACGGAGCTGATCCGCTAACTCCTGCTGGGAGAGGCCACGATCTCTCCTGAGCTGCCGCAGTCGTTCGTTGAACTGTGCCATATTATCACCTCTTCATCTATTATACACTTTAAGTGTACAGAAACAAGCAGACAAAATGCACAAACGGTACATTCTATTTTTGTACACAATGAGTGTGTGATATTGGTTGACAATAACACACTAATAGTGTACAATGCCATTGTGAGCACAGTTAGTGCACGATACGGAGGTGATAAAATGAGCGTCGGAAACAAGCTGAAAGAACTCAGAGGCGAAAGATCCCAGCAGGAAGTGGCGGAAAGTCTCGGAATTTCCAAATCCGCCTATGCCATGTACGAACAGGACAACCGGATCCCCAGAGACGAGGTCAAAATGAGGATCGCGAAACTGTTTGGTGTATCCGTGCTGGATCTTTTTTTTGCCGACAGTGAGCACAAATAGTGCTCTGAAGAAGAGGACGCCTGATCATCCGCGGGTACCAGGCGCTGTCCAAGAAAGACCAGAAATGAAAGGAAGAGAGACATGGAAGACAAATTCATCATCTATGCGCCCCGGAGGAAGGACAAGGCCCGGCTGTGGGTGCCCACAAGCGTGTACGACGAGCTGATGGCACTGAAGCAGCAGACCGATATCCCGGTTAGCACATTGGCAGAACAGGCGATCCGCTATGCGCTGCAGCGGGCCGAGATCCACTGGGCGGAAAACGGGGAGGAGGCCTGATCATGGCAAACAAGGTCAATCGATACGCTGCGCTGTCTGCGCTGTTGGTCGGATCCGCGCATGTCAAGTACCAGCGGGAGATCTTCAACCGATGGGCCGCGGACTGCGGCATCAGCGCCGGGATCCTTCGTCGGCGGATCGCCGATCCGGAGACCATCGAGCTGGGAGAACTCCGGCAGATGGCATCTGCAGTCGGTGTGGATCCGTCCAGGATCATCGAGGTGCTGCCGCTGTGAAAAGCACCACGATCGTCTGCTGGAAAAAAGTCAACGAAGGAGGTGAAAGCGTGAAACAGTCAAGCACCATAGTCTGCGCCCTGTGCGGACGCGAGGTGCCGCGCTCCGGCACTACGCAAAAGTACTGCCACGCGTGCGGCGAGGAGCTCAGGCGCCCGCACAGCACAGGGAAACGGCAGGGGCCGAAATTCCGGACGCCGAAGGCCGCGCCGCCGCCGACCCTGCAGGGCCTGTCCCTCGTGGAGGCGGACAGGCTGGCCAAAGAGCAGCACACCAGCTACGGCCGCCTTGTGGCGGGCTGGCAGGCAGAAAAAACGAAGGCCGCCGGCGAGGGAACGCCGACGACCTGAAAGAGAGGAGATAACACTATGATTAAGTTTAACACAAGGAAAAGACATTGGCAAGCGGCAGCCGCCGTTCTCGCCGCGGGCTGCCTGACGGTAGGGCTGATCCGGCCGGGCGCGGCAGCCGCAGACGGCAGCTTTGCGCCGACGTTTGACGGCGACACACCGCGGATCGTGGGGACGCTGGTGATCCCCGGCAAGGCGGCGCCGGAGACAGAGCCGGAGCCCCTGCGGCACGGCGGATTGAGCGACGCGGAGATCTACGAGCTGAAGCTGGATCGGTGGGAAGCCGCGAAGGCCGCGGAGAAGGCAAGGCCGGAGGCGCTGTACACGGAGGAAGAGCTGCGGCTGCTGGCGATCGCGATCTACTGTGAGGCGGGCAGCGACAATATATCCGACGAGACCCGCATGATGGTGGCACAGGTCATCATCAACAGGGTAAACGACGAACGGTTCCCGGACACCATCGAGGAGGTACTGACCCAGCGGGGCCAGTACGGACGGTTCTACTGGACAGGCGTCGTGTGGCCGTCCCGGGCGGCAAGCGAGCCGGAGGCCGTCGCGCGGGCGTTCGCCTGTGCAAAGCGGGTGCTGGACGGCGAGTGGCCGCTGCCGGTCGACGTGGTATTCCAGGCCGAGTTCATACAGGGCGAGATCGTGGCGTCCGTTCCGGGGTTTTACTTCTGCAGATAAGGGGGCGAAGGCCGATGAAAGAGCAAATTCGCGTGATATGGATGGTTCCGATGTTAAGAGCGGTACTAACGGTTATCGATGAGATGCCGACCATCATTCCCGCAGAGGAGGAGTGAACGATGAGCAGCTGGTATGAGCAGGCGGCTAAAAAGCTGGCCAAAGAAAAGAACGTCGGATCGTATGATAGCTACGCCACCGCGATGAAAAAAGCCGTGTGCGAGGCACTGGATACATTCTGTCGGCAGGACGAGGAGTTTGCCGAGGCTGTAGCCCAGGGCGGCAGCTTTGCAGACTGCATGAAGGCCGTGGCAAAAAACTGCGGGAGATCCCTCTCGGATCTGGAAGCATATCGCCGGGCAGCGGCCTTTTATTTCCCCGGCGCGGACGTGAGCTTTCAGATGTCCGTGCGTCTGGCACCTCACGCGGATGAGGAGGCGGACACCCTGGCAGGGCGCGCCGTGATCCTCAATCTGGAAGACTTCCTGTGAGGTGGGTGCCATGATGAGATTACAAGGAGCCGCGGCATTCGCAGCACAGGCGCCTAAGCTGAGCCAAACGGAGATCGATCAGATCAACGATCTGTTCCCCGCCTACCTATTCCGACGCCGTAGTACCCGGGAGATCTGGACAACCTGCTGCCGGCGCCACAAGGTGATAGGGGAGCGGATCACCACGAACGACGAGTTCTGGGTCCTGCAGGCGGAGCACCAGAGGGAACCGCACTGGAACGAAAAGCCGCTGCAGGGAACGGTGCAATGTCCTTTTTGCGGAAAACCGCTCATCGTAAAGGAACTGGGCCGCACAGGGAGGCGGGAGAACCTGACCCGCTGGCGGCGGGCTCTGGTGCTCCACTGGGACGGCAAAGCGCTGTGGGCCACGGCATGGGACGTCGAGAAAGATTACACGATCCGTCTGACGGATCCGCCGAAGCGCTCCGAGGTGGCGATCTACCGATATCAATCAGGCCTTGCCGAGGCCGTGAAACGGCACTGGTACGAAGATGGATTTCGCTACATAGATCGGCAGGACGAGCCCTTGCGGAACGGAAAGTGGAAGATCCAGAACCCATTCGGCTGGAGTACCTACTACGGAATGGGCTATGACGTGATCGGCGTGGAGGAACTGGGAAAAACGCCATTCCGCTGGTGCCGTGCCGAGGAGATCGAGCCAAAAACAGAATACTTCCACCTTTTTTTAACGGCCTGCTGCTTTTACCCAAGGCAGATTGAAATGCTGATAAAAGCGGACATGCTGGACGTGGTAAAGGACCTGATGCGAGGCGTGAAGCATGCCGCGGCCATCGACTGGAGCCGGACGGACCCCGCCGAGGCATTCGGTCTTACCAGACAGGAACTGAGAGCGTTTTTAAACACGTCTCGGGATGTCCGCACAGTGGAGCTCTACCACCGGCTTCGGCGGCGTGTGCCGCTGGAGGAGTGCGCGGACTGGGTAAGCCGGGACGCGGACATTCCAGGTAGCTTACGGGAAGCAAAACGCTGGAATCTGTTGCCGGAGAAGCTGCTGCGGTATCTCGCGGCACAAGGCAACGGCTACGGCATGGGAAACACCCTGATCACCTGGCGGGACTATGTGACAGCGGGTGAGGGCATCGGCCTGCAGCTGTACCGGGAAAACGTACTGTTGCCGGGAAATCTGCGGGCGGCTCATGAGAACGCCGAGAAGAAGAACAGGAGCCGGCTGCAGTCGCAGAGGGATCGCGAGAAGCGGGACAGGCTCCGGAAGCTGGAAACCGACTATCAGGAACGGTTGGCTCTGCTGCGGCAGAAATACGCCTACGAGTCGGACGGAATCATGATACGCGTGCCTGAAAACGGGGCGGAGATCGTGGAGGAAGGCCGCATCCTGCAGCACTGCGTCGGCGGATACGCGCACAGACACCTGGAGGGCAAGGTGACGATCCTCTTCATGCGGCACATGTCACATCCGGACAGCCCTTGGATCACCATCCAGATGAACGGAAACTCCATTGTGCAGATCCACGGCTATCGAAACGAGGGAATTCACACCGCGCATGGACGCTTCGCTCCGGATCCGCAGGAAACGCACAGGGAATTTCTGGACGGCTGGCTGGCATGGCTCAAGAAAGGGAGCCCAAGACGCCGTGACGGCAGCCCAAAAATCAGCAAAAAGAAAGAGGTGGCATGATGGACATGCAGACTATCGAAGTTCCGGCCGACGTTCGGACGGCGGACACCGTGGCACTGGAGATCCGCACCCTGCAGCGACAGGCGCAGGGCGTGATTATGAGTTATGCAATAGAGATCGGAAAACGGCTGGAGGAAGCGAAGGCTATGCTGCCTCACGGGGAGTGGGGAGCCTGGCTTCGGCGGGAACTGGACTACTCGCCCTCTACGGCGCAGAACTTCATGCGAGTTTACCGGGAGTACGGCGACGATCAAATAAGTCTGTTCGGTTCAAAAACCCAAACGATTGGGAATTTGCCATACACCAAGGCACTGCGGCTGCTGGCAATCCCGGACGAGGAGGAGCGAGAGGCTTTCATCCAGGGCCACGACGTGGAGGCCATGAGCACCCGGGAACTGGAAGAAGCTATCAAAGCCAGAGACAAAGCCCGGGAGGACACCAGGATCGCCCGAGAAGAAATTGAAAAAGCCGAAGCCAGGATCAGGGACCTCACCGAGGCACTGGAGGAAACTAGAACGGCCGTACAGGATGCCGAGGAGGCTCAGGCTCGATTTCATCAAGAGCTTTTGGAACTGCGGGAGCGGGACAAGAAAAACGCCGGAGCCGTGGAGGCGGCCAAAAAGGCCGCAGAGAGTGAAATGCGAGAAAAGCTGGAAAAGGCCAAAAAGGCGAGATCCGAAGCCGAGGCAAAAAGAAAGGAAGCTGAAAATGCTCTTTCAAACGCCAAGAAAGAACTCAACGAGCTGAAGTCCAGAGAACCACAGGTGCGGGACCTGACGTCGGAGGAAAAGGCCGCGCTGACCGCCGAAGCGGTGCAGACAGTCCGGAACGAGAGTACGGAGCAGCTGCGCATGATGGAGAAAAAGCTCGCCGCAGCGGATCCGGACGTGACGGAATTCAAGCTCAGATACACCAGCTGGCAGGAAGAATTCTCAAAAATGAGGGATGTCCTCGTCAGGATTGCGCGGACGGACCTGGAGCGGGCCGCAAAGCTGCAGCAGGCTGTCAATGCCGCACTGGACCAAATGCGGAAAGCAGAGGATCTGGAAGAACATGGCGCGTGAGAGGGAAGAGGCGTGGTACATCCGGTTCGTCTGGTACCGGTGTAGCTGCGCCTCCGGCGTGCGGCTGGAGCGGGCGTCAGGAGAGAGCGAGGCCAGGGAGACCGCGGCGCGGCTGATCGGCGTTGCGCCCGAGACGCTGACCGTAACGCCCTGCCCGGAGATGGGCGAGCAGTACCGCTTCCTCTGCCGGTCCACCGCGCGGGGACTTGAGACCGGCGGACCGCTTTCGCGCCGGAGACGGTGACACGAGCAAAGAGGAGGGAGATCACATGGATCGGATCGTGATAGTCAACGAAGACGAAGAACGGACGCTGGATATCCGCTCGCAGCTGTACCTGCTGGTGGCCATCTGCCCGGATGAGCAGGAGGCTTGGACCCGCAGCCGGGTGGAGGCCGTGGGCGGACTCAGGGCCGCCGTGCTGGATCCCATGCACCTGGCGGCGCGGGTGCAGCTCATGGGCGAGAAGCTCTTCGAGTACGTACGCGCCAGCATGGACAACGCAGGAGTCGAGAACATACCGGCAGATCTGCTGCTGAGTGCCATGAAGGCGAAGATCCGGGAGAAGGACAAGGAGGACGCGGCCGATGATGAATAACGTGTGCCTGATGGGGAGACTGACCCGGGATCCGGAGCTACAACACACACGTCAGGGCGTGCCGGTCTGTACGATCACGCTGGCGGTCGAGCGGGACTACGCCGACGAAAACGGCGTCCGGGAGGCGGACTTTATCGACGTGGTGGCCTGGCGCGGCACCGCCGAGTTCGTCTCCAGGTGGTTCCGCAAGGGCCTGCTGGTGGCCGCAGAGGGACGGCTGCAGTCGAGACGCTGGAAGGACAAGTTCGAGCAGAACCGGGTGTCCTTCGAGGTGACCGCGGACAGCGTCTACTTCGCTGAACGGGCGGAACGGGACGGGCAGGTGGCACCGCAGCAGTCGGCGGCGCCCGCAGCCCCTCAGAGGGGGAGCCGTGGGCCGCGGCAGGATTTGAAGCCGGTGGACGCGAGCCGCGCAGACGTCTTCCGGGACGAGGACGGGGATTATCCCGG